GGCGCCGCGGGCTGCCGGGAAGCGGCAGCGCGCGCAGAAATAAGGCGGCCCACACTTCCCGGACAAGGGGGGGGGCGGCGGCAAAAGCCCCCGGCGCCTCTGGGGAAACCATAGTATACAACGGATGGGAGAGAACGACGAATGAAGTACGCCGAAGCGGCAGATGTGGAGGCGGGGTTCCGCCCCTTGAGCGCGGAGGAACGGGAGCGGTGCGAGGCACTGCTTGAGGAGGCGGCCCTTATCATCGACGCCTGCGGTGCGCAGGTACAGGCCGGCGCCAAGAGGCTGGTATCGTGCCGGATGGTGCGCAGGGTGCTGGGCGATGGTGAGGGCGGCGCCGCGTTGTTCCCCACGGGGGCGACGCAGGGCAGCGCATCGGCGCTGGGCTACAGCCAGAGCTGGACGATGAACAGCGGCAGCGTGGGAGAGCTGTACCTTTCGAAACTGGAAAAAAGGCTGCTGGGCGCCGGCAACAAGATCGGCGTCCGCAGCCCTGTGGAGGAGGCGCGCCATGATACGGGGGATTGACATTACGCTGTATGCGAAGAAGCAGGCCGGCGTGGATGCGTTTGGCGCACCCGTTTGGGAGGAGACGCCGGAGACGGTGCCAAATGTGCTGGTGGGCCAGCCAAGCGCCGAGGACGTTGTGAATGAACTGCAACTGTATGGAAAGCACATTGCCTACACGCTTGGCATCCCCAAGGGGGACACGCACGACTGGGACAACGTGACGGTGGAGTTCTTCGGGCAAAAGTTCCGCACCTGCGACGGTGTGACGCAGGGCATTGAGGCTATGGTGCCGCTTGCATGGAACAAGCAGGTGAAGGTGGAGCGGTATGAGTAAGCTGCGGGTGGAGCTGAACAGCGCGGGTGTGCGCGAGCTGCTGCGCAGCCCGGAGCTGCGAGCCCTTGTGGAAAAGCATGCCCGGGCGGCGCGGCAGCGGGCCGGAGACGGCTATGAGGTGTATACGGCGCAAACGCGCGTGGTGGCGCTGGTGGGAACCGCCACCGGCGCCGCCGAGGCCGACAACTTGAAGAACAACACGCTTTTGAAGGCGCTGAGGTGACCGGGATGATAGAGGAAACGGTGAAAAAGCACCTGGCCGCGAGGCTGGACGTGCCTGTGTACATGGAGCTGCCGGAGAAGCCCCCGGCGGCTTTTGTTCTGGTGGAAAAGACGGGCGGCGGGCGCAGCGGCCACATTTGCACCGCCACGGCGGCCATACAGGCGTATGCGGGCACGCTGCTGGAGGCGGCACGGCTGAACGAGGCCGTGAAGCGGGCCATGGACAGCCTTGCCCTGCTGCCGGAGGTGTGCGCCGCGAGGCTGAACAGCGATTACAACTTTACAGACACCGCGATGAAGAGATACCGCTACCAGGCGGTATACGATATCACGCATTATTGAGAGAGGAGAGACGGAAATGGATTCGAACAAAGTGACCGTGAGCAAGCCCAAAACGGGGGGCGCCATTTTCCGCGCGCCGCTGGGTACGGCGCTGCCCACGGATGCTTCCAGCGAGCTGAATGAGGCCTTCAAGGAGCTGGGCTATGCCAGCGAGGACGGGCTGACGAACGAGAACAGCCCGGAAAGCGAAAGCATCGGTGCGTGGGGCGGGGACGTGGTTTACACATACCAGAGCGCGAAGGAGGACACGTTCACCTTCACGCTGATAGAGGCGCTGAATGTGGAGGCGCTGAAGGCGGTGTACGGCGACGCCAATGTGACGGGGACACTGGAAACCGGCATCACCGTAAAGGCCAATAACACGGAGCAGCCGGCCTGCGCATGGGTGGTGGACATGATTCTGCGCGGGAATGTGGCCAAGCGCATTGTGATACCGAACGGCAAGGTGAGCGAGGTGGGCGAGATTACCTATGCGGACGAGGAGGCCGTGGGGTATGAGACGACCATCACCGCGGCCGCGGACGGGGACGGCAACACGCACTATGAGTACATCAAGGGGGCTGCTGGAGCATGATAAAGGGAAAAACCAAAACCGGCTTTGCGTTTGAGCTGGAGGAGGCCGTGCTGGACAACATGGAACTGGTGGACGCGCTGGCCGGGATGCAGGGGGACGACCCGCTGGCCCTTTCGGCGGTGGTGCGCATGGTGCTGGGGCCAGCGCGCGGGGCGCTGTATGAGCACCTGCGCACGGAGGACGGGCGCGTGCCGGTGAACGCCATCAGCCAGGAAATCATGGATATTTTTGAGGCGCTGGGCAAACCGGGAAAAAACTGATAGCCCTCGCCGGCATGATGGCCGCAGATGAGGACGCGCTGGCGTGTGATTTTGCGGAGACGTACGGGATATTGGACATGCGGGCGCTGCCGGCTGGGAAGCTGGCAACGCTTGCGGCCGGTTTGAGGGGAAATTCCCGCATTAAGCTGCGCCTTGCGGGAGCGGCGGCGCCCATTGACGCCCTGCTTTTGGCGGCGGCAGTGGACAGGCTTTCCTTTCTGGTGTGGGCGCAGACAAGAGATGGAGCGAAGGGGCGCCGCCGCCCCGGCTCTATTTTGCAGGCTATTCTGGGGGAAGGGGCCGCGGCCCGGCCCATACAGGCATACCGCAGCGGGGAGGATTTCAGCGCGGCGTGGGCGCGCATTACGGGGAGGTGAAGGAAAATGGCCACAGAGCTGGCAAAGGCGTATGTACAGATTGTGCCGTCCGCCCGGGGCATTCAAGGGAGCATCACAAAGGCGCTGAGCGGCGAGGCAAGCGCGGCGGGGATATCCGCCGGGCAGGACTTTGGCAGCCGGATGATGGGCACCCTGCGCAATGTGATAGTAACGGCGGGTATCGGCAAGGCGCTGGCGGCGACGATTTCAGAGGGCGCGGCCCTGCAGCAGAGCCTTGGCGGTGTGGAGACGCTGTTTAAGGAGAATGCCGCCCAGGTGGCGGCCAGCGCACAGGAGGCGTACCGCACGGCGGGGCTTTCGGCAAACGCGTATATGGAGACCGTCACCGGCTTTTCGGCCCGCCTGCTGCAGGGCCTGGGCGGAGACACCGCCGCCGCGGCCAGGCTGGCCGACACGGCCATTGCCGACATGGCGGACAACGCCAATAAGTTCGGCACAGACATGCAGACTGTGCAGGACACCTATCAATCTCTGGCGCGAGGCAACTATGAAATGCTGGACAACCTGAAGCTGGGGTACGGCGGAACCCAGGCGGAGATGGCCCGGCTTATCAATGACTCCGGCGTGTTGGGCGACGCCATGACGGCCACGGCGGAAAATGTGAACAGCATCGGCTTTGACAAGCTGATAGAGGCCATTCATGCGGTGCAGGAGGAAATGGGCGTCACGGGAACCACGGCCCAGGAGGCGGCCACCACGCTGACGGGCAGCTTCAACGCCATGAAGGCGGCGTTTTCCAACGTGCTTGGGAATCTGACACTGGGGAAAGATATTGGGCCCTCTTTACAGGCGCTGGCGCAGACCGTGACGACCTTTCTTGTGGGGAACCTTATCCCCGCGGTGTGGAATATTCTGAAAGCCCTGCCGGGGGCCGCTATCACCTTTATTCAGACTGCGGTGCCGCAATTGGCGGCGGCCTTTCTGCAGTTTCTTCCGCAGCTGCAGGCAGGGCTGACCGCCGGGGGGCCGCAGCTGCTGCAAAAGGGAACGGAGCTGCTGAACCAGCTTGTAAACGGGATTTTTATGGCGCTGCCGAATATCTTCAGGGCGGGATATTCTGCCATTGCGGAATTTGGGAACAGCATTTTTGCAAACCTGCCCCATGTGCTGGAGGCGGGTAAGAATATCCTGATGAACATTGTTTCGGGCATAGCGCAGATGCTGCCGCAGCTGTGGCAGAGTGCGGCGGGCATGATAGCCTCGCTGCTTACCGGCCTCGTGCAAAACCTACCTCAAATTCTGGCGGCGGGCTTTGATTTGGTGGTGAGCCTGATATCCGGTATTGGGAACGCACTGCCAAGCCTTGGCACTGCGGCAGGGCAGGCGGCACGCAAAATATGGGATGCTGTTAAAAATATCGACTGGCTGCAGCTTGGAAAGGATATCATCAGCGGGCTTATCAACGGCATTGGCGCGATGGCAGGGGCGCTGTGGGATGCGGCTGTCAACATTGCAAAATCGGCCCTGAACGCAATCAAGAGCTTTTTCGGCATCGCCTCGCCCTCGAAGGTGATGCGCGACGAGGTGGGCCGGTGGATACCGGCGGGTGTTGCGGAGGGCATTGAGAAAAACACAAGGCCCATTACGTCGGCCATGAACAGGCTGGCTGGCCTGACCGCCATGCCTCTGCGGGGCGGGCTGACGGACCTGCTGGCTGGAAGCAACGCGTTAAGCGGCGCGCCGGGCATGGCTTTGCAGCCCGCGGGGGGCGCACCTGTGCTGCAGCAGACTATTTACACGCACGACAGCCTGAGCCCCGCGGAGCTGACGAGGGAGGCGGAGAACTTTTTGGCGAGAGCGAGGTGGAAAAACCCGTGAATAAGGACACGGTGGTGACCTACGAGAGCGGCGGGCGCCGCATTGTGCTGCACAGCGCACACGGCAGCGCGCTGTGGGTGACGGAGATTACGGGCGCGTCCAGCAACAGCGTCG